ATTTTCAACGCTGGCCGTGGATACAATCAGAACGGGCGAATCATAGCCATATCGGGGGGTAACGACGAAGACATTATTTCTACGTTTGTCCACGAAATGGGGCATTCGGCGGAAAGATCGGTAAGTGGTCTGTCGCGGCTGGAATGGGCCGAATTGTACGAACGAAGTGTTTTGCCTGACGGTACGTTGCCGGATTTAGCGAACATTTACCCGGGGAACGACAAAGAAAAATGGCTTGAGGGAAGTAGGGTGTCTGACCCGTATACGGCAAAACTCTATTTTGATCCTAGGCAAATGGGCGCAAGTTTTAGTTTTCTTGCCGGGGGAGAATCATTTGAGTTGTTCACTACGGGTATGCAAGCCTCTTTCCCACGAACAAAGCACGACGCTCTTTTTGCGGATAGCAACGGGGCTTTAGAGAGATTCATTATTGGACTGTTGGCGGGGCTGTGATCATTCATGTTTAATCTTGTCGGGCAGCGCGTAGACGCTGATGATTCTTGGATAGGCAAGCAAACCATTTTGGCGACGGTTGAAAATGGGCAAGCGACAGGAAAAATGCGTGAGACTGTCAACCGGCTTTTAAATATTGGGTCATACCGGATTGGTCTGGCGGGGCAGTCGGTCAAAATGTCCGATGACAAGCCGTGGCTAGTGGCGTATGCGTTGAGTATGTCGGTAGGGGATTTGCGGGAATCTGGTTTTTCTGGGTTAAGGGTTAGAGCGTTCACCCCGGCGGGGGAAGAAATCCCTATGCCTAAGTCTTACCTAGCGAACATGATTGATGACGTAATAAACGAAGAGGTTGACGAACTAGCGCAACCCGTGGAACTGAGCGTTACAGCGGGGCTAGTGAAAGGGCGTAACGCCGTCGTGCTGGCGCTCACCGCCCTAGACGCCATGCCCGCAACCAACGGGAAGATACCGACCCCGTGGCCCATCGGCGAACTACCCACGCTAGACCCCGAACTTTGGGAAGCGTCGAAGATTGAAACCGTGCCCATTGCCGAACTCACCGCGACACAACGAACGCTGAACCTAGAACGGGTGCGGGAGTACGTACGGAACCCAGGCAAGATTGACGAAAACCGGCGTGCATTAGCGAACGTGTATGCTAATTCTGACGGGTTGATGATTGTAGACGGGCATCACCGGTTAGCGGCTTTGTGGTTGTTGGGTGCGGATAACGCGAACGTCTGGTTTTTAGGAGAGTAATGCAAGCATCAGTTTTCGCCCGCATCATCAACAAAGAACGTCAGTCCGACGGAACACTGATCGTTACGGGGATTGCGACGGATGACACGTTGGATGTTGACAAGCAGATTTGCGACCCTGATTGGCTCGCACGCGCCATGCCGGAATGGTTCAAGTACGGCAACATCCGTGAACAGCACAGCAACATTGCCGCCGGTCGCGACGAAGTATGAGCAAGACGGCACACAGCACATTGTTACCGCGCACGTCGTGGACCCCTCTTCGGTGATGAAGGTGGAGTCTGGCGTGTTGAAGGGGTTTTCTATCGGTATCCGTGACCCCCGCATTTCCCACGACAAGGACGCCCCAGGCGGTCGCATCGTTGACGGTGAAATCGTGGAAGTTTCGCTAGTAGACAGACCGGCTAACCCTTCGTGCATGTTGGAACTAGCGAAGACAAGCGGTGGAGTTATTCAACGGGTAGAAACCCTTATCGAAAAGGAAGCGGTTATGGAGATTTGCAGCATGTGCAAGGAAGAGCACGCGCCCGAAGATATGGTGGATGGGGTTTGTGCGGGGTGCGCTAAGGAAATGGCTTCGGAGAAAGAGCCGATGGACGACGCCGTGGAAGAGCCGGTGGAAGAGGCCGTAGAAGAGGCCGTAGAAGAGTCTGAGGTTTCCGAAGAGCCGGAAGGCGAGTATTCGGAGCACGTGGAAGAGGAAATGGACCGGCTCGCGTCAATGGAGGCGGTACTTGCAGAAATCCTCGCAATGCTGAAGGATTCAACTAAGCGCATGACAGACACCCAAGAGGAAACCGCTAAGAGCGTCAAGTCAATTGATGAGCGGGTTTCAAAGGTGGAAAAGTCTGCTAGTCGCGGTCCTGTCAGAACTCTTGTTAAGTCTGCCCCCGTTGCACCAACGGTCAATAAGGCAGCGGAGTACCGCGCTAAGGCAGCGGCAACGTCAGACCCGGCGCTCGCGTCCGGTTACCTGTTGCTTGCGGCTGAGGCAGAACCAACCAACTAAACCCACTCATAGGAGAGAAACGTAATGTCTAATCTTCCGAATGCGTCGGAGATGTTCGGCACTACTGACCCGCGTGATCTTGCGGCGAAGGCTGACGGCTTTAACGATGCAGTAAATAAGTCTCTTAATGCCGGTGCGCGTGGGGAGTTCTCCCCGTCCGCTGGTCAGTTCGCCGGGCTGATCGCCCAGGGCGCGGGTTCGGCTATGGCTGAACTTGAAAAGGCAGCATCTAACCCGGCGCTCGCGAAGGCCATTGGTTCGGATGTTCTCGCAAGCCTTCAACAGCAGGTCATGGCTTCGCGTGAAATTGTTAAGGACATCACTATCGGTGATGGCATTTCGACGGGTTCGCCGATTGGCACGGGTCTTGTCCCGTTCGATCTTGAAGCCCCGGCGAAGTACCTTGCACCGCGCCCGACCCCGCTTCGTAATAAGTTGCCCCGCGAAAAGGGCCAGGGCACGGCGCGTAGGTTCAAGCGCATTACCGGTATTACAGGTTCCGGTACGGGTGGTGTCGGTTCGTTCCATCCCGGTATCTCTGAGGCGACACAGAACAACTTTGCTCCCCCCGGCGGCGGCAACGCCCTGTACCTGAACCGTGGCGCAAAGATTTCTTACGCCGGTGATGACAAGATCGTGCCTTACTTCGAGTTTGGCGTCAGCGATTCGGTCACGTTCGCGGCACAGTACGCGGGTCAGGGCTTCCAGGATGTCCGCGCCCTGTCTGCTCAGTCGCTTCTGTACTCATCCATGCTTCTGGAAGAGCGCATGTTGCTTATGGGCCGTGGCACGAATTCGGCGTTTGTCGGTGCGCTTTCTGCCCCGGCTATCACCATCGTTCTTCGCGCCCCGGCAACGGGCGAGACGGCGATTACGGGAGCGACCACCACCCTTTGGGTTAAGGCCACTTCCGACGCCGGTGACTTCGGTCAGTCGGTCCTGTCGTCTATCGCTTCGGTTTCGGCTTCGGCTGGAACTGTCGCAGAGGTTCGCATTACCTCTTCGGTGGTTGGTGCTCTCGGTTACCGTGCGTACGTCGGCACGGGTTCGGGTGCCCCGGCTGATTCGGCTCTGTGGTACGACGGGCGTACGGGTTCCCGTACCTTCGTTATTGAAGGTGCGCTACCAACGTCGGGTACTGCCGCTAGCACGGTGTCCGCTGACACTTCGGCTTACGCGAACGGGTATGACGGCATCATGCCGACCGTGCTCGGCGCTAACTCCGGTTACGTCAAGGACATTAACGGCACGTTCGACGCGACTAGCCCCGGTTCAGAGTTCCAGACTTGTTTCGCAAGCCTGTACCAGGCGGTCAAGGCTGACCCTGACGAAATCCTTATGAACGGTACTGACCGTAAGAATCTGTCGGAACTGCTCAAGAATTCGTCTAGCAATAACTACCGGCTCACCCTTACCCAAGATGAGATTGGTAACGCGGTCATGGGTTCGGTTATCACGGCGATTCAGAATGAGGTCACCGGCAAGGTTGTGCCGATGACGGTTCACCCTTGGATGCCGCAGGGCAACACGGCGGTTCTCTCGTACAGCCTCCCAATTCCTGATTCTCAGGTGTCGAACGTGTGGAGTGTTGTTAACGTTCAGGATTACATGGGCATCAATTGGCCGGTAATCGACTTCCAGTACCAAATGTCTTCGTACTGGCAGGGAACGTTTGTGTGCTACGCCCCGGCATGGAACGGCGCGATTAACGGTATTGCGCTTTCCTAATACCCCCGAATGTCTGCGAGGGGTGAAGCGTCCCGTCCCGCAACACCCCTCGCAGGCTCACAGAATGGACGGGTAACACAATGCGGAGAATGGTTGCACCTAACGACACGGTGCGTGAAGTAGAGATTCAGGGCGCTAGGACCGGCGCTAGCAAGACGTACCGTTGGTCTAAGGACGGAACGGTGCATGTTGAATCAGAACGGCATGTGAAGGCGCTTAGGCAGGCGGGTTTTACCGAAGCGGGTTTGACAGGTGTCGGCACTAAGGGCGGTTTTGTTTGCGGCGACTGCGGGTTCGGGTCTTGGTTCGTGAAATGCTCTAGGTGTGGAGGAATCTGTAACCGTGGCTAACGCAATCACGACAATCAGCCCTCTATTTTCTGAGCCGTACCTAACTATTGCCGAATTCAAGCAAGCGCCCACCGCTATAGACGTGGACGATTTGGTTGGCGGCGGTACGTCGGCGATCAATGATCAAGAGTTGGCGAACGTTATTGCTAGGGCTTCGTCGTGGATTGATTCGCATTGTGGGCAGGTTCTCGCTTCCACGGTAGACACGGAGGCTATGCGGGCCGTTGTAAGCCGTCGGGGGATGCTGCGGGTACATCCGCGCTACTCTCCTATTACCCAGGTCGTGGCGCTCTCCTACGGGTCTTTGCCTTCCATGATGGCTAGCGTTGACGTTTCTTCGGTGTGGATTGAAAACGAATCCATCGTGGTTCCGTTGGCGGGGTTAAACCTTGCGTTCGTGGGGTCTATCCAATTTTCCGGTAACTACGTCACGGGGCAAGAGCAGTTCGTTTCCATGACGTACGTAAACGGGTATGCGAACACTTCCCTTTCGGCGTCAGTATCCGCAAGTGTTACTAGCCTGCCGGTTAAGGATTTGACGGGATTCCTGCCAGGTCAACAGTTCCAGATTTACGACGGGTCTAGTACGGAATTGCTCACGGTGTCGTCTACGTTCACGGCGGCGTCGGGGGCAGGGAATCTAACGATTGCGAGCGCGACGGCGTACGCTCACGCGGCGTCTATTGCGGTGAGTGCGCTTCCCCCTTCGGTGAAGCAAGCCGCGATATACGTTACGGCGGCGATTTTGAAGGCTCGGGGTAATGCGGCGTTGGTGATGAGCAGTATTAGCCCGTCTACGTTTCAGACTGCTAACCCGTCAGCGGCGGCAGACTTTGACCAAGCAATGGCGATTCTTAAACCGTTTAGGCGTGTCAGGTGAGTAGGGCCACGGTTCGTGCGGCGGTTGCGGAGTTCTTCGCGCCTACCGCCGTGGCGGGGTTGAACGCGGTTTATACGTCGTTTCCTAAGCGCATTCCAGGTGGTCAGTTCCGGTTAGGCCAACCGGCGGGTACGAAGTCGGGTTCTGTCGGCGTGGTCAATATCGTTTCTGAGCGTGAAGAGCGTATAGCGATTGGTGGGGCCACGTCGGGTAAAAAGTGGGTGCATTACACCATTGAATTACAGGTGTATTGCCATTCGATAGAAACGCATTCCGAAGCGGCAATGGATTTCTTCGATACCGTGATTGACGGTGTGAAAACGCGGCTTCGTTCTGACCGTTGGCTGAATGATTACCCGGTGATCTTTGAAGCGGGGGAACGCGAGTTGAACGGGTATTACGGTGAGCCGAAGACGCTTGCGGATGGTGCCACGGAGATTTGGGGCGGTATCAGTTTTGAAGTAAGCGAAGTTCTCACCTCTTAACGTTAGGATTCTGGTATGGCTAAATTTCTTGCGAATGAGAGCCGGGTGTATCCCACTCTTGGTCTGACGGTGAACGCGGGTGACGTAGTAGAGTTGCCGGAGGATACGGACGCGGCGGGGCTTAGCAAAATGGTTGATTCTAAGAGCGGTGACAAGCACGCTCCCGTCAAGGAAAGTGAGTAGCAATGGCTCTCCCTAGGTCTAGGTCTTATTTGGGTGTGGCGAAGGACACCCGACCCACCCCCGGTTCGTCTCCTACCGCTGTCGCGGCAACAGACTTTATCCCGTTTACGTCCATCACTCCGTTTGACAACATCACGTACCTTGACGACAAGGGTATTCGTGGGTCAATGACAGAGCAGTACGACGTTATCCAGGGCAAGATTTACTCAGAGTTCGACGTTGCAGGGGACGTGTTCGCGGACTCTACGGGCTTCATGTACGCGGGTGTTCTCGGTGATGTCGTGACGACTGCAAGCGCGGCCCCGTACACGCACACCATTAGTCTGCTGAATTCTCAGGCGACGAACGGACAGCCGCCTACGTACACCCTTTCGGATTACTACAGTCTTGGGTCCGCTTCCACTCGTCAGTATGCGGGCGCTCAGTTCGCTTCGATTGATACGAAGTTTTCCGCTGACGCCCTTTTGACCTATTCCGCTAAGGCTATGGGTTTTAAGAGCGTGACGGCGGCGAACCCCACACCGTCGTTCACGACGGTTGCTCCTATCCCCTCGTGGGAGGGTTCGGTCACGATTGCGGCTAGCGTTACGGCAATCATGGCCGAAGGTAACGTGAACATCTCCCGGTCAGTCACTCCGATTCATACGGTCAGCGGGAATCAGAACCCTTACCAGTTGTTCGCGGGGCCGTTGACGGTTGACGGGTCTATGTTGCTCATTCTTGAGTCTGACACTCAGTTGAACTACTACTTGAACAACACACAGCCTGCGGTCAGTATTGACTTCACGGCGGGTGCGGGCGCGACCCTTACCCAGGTGAAGTTTCAAATGACCAAGTGCGCGTTCACGGTGGCGAAGATCGAACGAGGCAAGGACTACATTGAACTAAACGTCAATTACAAGGCTCAGGCGAACACGACTGATGTGGGCGCTAGCGCCGGTTACTCTCCAGTGAAGGTTGTTCTACAGAACGCGAAGGTTTCAGGCACGTACGCATAGGTCAAAGGATGGGACGGGTAATGGCTAAGAAAACGATTGTCGGTAGCGGTTGGGTCATGCTTCGTGACCCGAAGATGGTTCCTGAACGGTTGCGGCGTCCGATCATGGCCCAGGCTGCGAGCATTCAACAGGTGGCGCGTGAACTTACAACGTCCATTAATGAGGATGCTTCCGCTAGCAAGGAAAGCGTGCTTTCGCTGTATGACTTTAATGATCTTGTGGCGGTTGCGCTTATCTCGGAATGGTCTTGGGATACGCCTATCACTATTGATTCGTTGCAGGATTT